GTGCGTCTGCTTCTTCCTTGCTGTCGAATCTACTAACTACGTTTAGTGTATTGGGGAACGCCGCTTGTTTAAGTACTAGGTTCCAATCCGTCACCCAATGGAACTCCATCATCTTGCCTTTTATTATCGCCCATCGCGGCCCAGAGTCTTTCGTCCGTTTCTTGCTCACGTTGTAACTCCCCAAACATACGGTCAAATACTTCGTCCAGTACACGCACCACTTGCGCCTCGGTCATCGTTGTTCTCCTAACCCAAGATAAGTTGCAGCAAACTGCCGAACGCCAACACAGTCAGCAGCACCATGAACAAAAATAAGACAATGCCCACGAACATCTCAGGCTCGACGTAAAGCAACTCTTTCAATATCTTCATCTCACATACCCTCCACATAACAAACATACCCATTTACACCCAAACTGCTAGACCGCACACAGTCCAGCGACTTTAACTGTAAACCTACATTCACTTCATTAGCCCAGACTACTAGCAACGCCGTACCAATCGCGCCAACCAATACACCTGCAAACATAGCCTTCATTTCTTCACCTCCCACACCCATTTACGCGCCTTGTACGCATCGTTTTCATCTAACCTAATCACGTACAAATTTCTTTTTGCTCTTCGGCATGGGGACCAAGGTGATATGTCCATAACCAATAACAAATGCTCGTGCCGTACAAAGTATTCCTTTCTCATACTCACGCCTCCAAATGTCATAGATTGCTTGGTTCTCGTTGATTAGCCTTTTGCGGCGCAACTCTTCTTGTTGGTTGGGCTTGTCCTTCGGCCTCCAGTCTTTGTTCATACTAAACCCCGTTTAGCGACTACCCTTGTGGCTACTGTTCAGCCCATTCAGTAAGTCTTTGTTGGTTATCAGCACGTAGTTGCTCTTGGGCATTGGCACGACACACCAACTGTTACGGTCAAGCACAGCCCTCACTTCCCCGCAACTCTTACAGTGCATGTAACCCAACTGGCTACGGCCCTCGTCAATGAAGTCCCCACAATCCATACAGTGAATCATCCTAGCCATTCGAACCCCCTATAAATAATCTACGCATAGCCTGCGCTTCTTCCAACGAATCAAACACTTCAAGTACGCGATACTCTCTCAAATCATATTTACCATGCTCGTATATTGCAGCGTCTTTCTGTACCGAATGCTCCGGCAGAACAAATACGCCCCCATGCTGCCACTCCACTAATATCCACCGCACGACCTGTTACTCGTCTTTTTCCCCTTGTTTGGGTCGAACACGTAACTCACAGGCTCGTCGAGATACTTCTGCATCGACTCAGTAAACGGCGGCAGCCCATACTTCTCTGCGCTGTCCATCACCAACTCCATCCACTTTTCTAACGTCATCTTCTCACTCATCAAACACCTCCGCACCAAGTACTAAACTGAATTTAGTAAATACCCTCCGTGCGTTTCGCACACGGTTCTCGTACACCTTCATTAGTTGTTTCTCCGCCATGCTGCGCTCGGGCAGGTTTTGTAGGCGTTGGATTCGCTGCCGGTGCTTCCGGATGAACTCGTCCAAGGCAAACTCCACAATCGCAGCGTCCGCATACTCCATCTCAAGATTCACCATCACACACCCTCCCGATAGCAAAGACTACGGTGGCAACCCAGAACACAAAGGACAGCAGATAAGAATCTAGAACCACCGCTGACCACACCGATACAAACAACCCTGCCAACAGCAACAGCCAGTCACGGGTAAGCATCGCACACCCTCCATTTACTAAACCGTTTAGTACCAAGTGCGGTGCTTCTCAGCCACCCACTCCATGCCATCGTAATCGCAGATAACCCACTCCACATCATCTGGCACTTCGACTACCTTGAGTTCACTTCTACCGCCGCTGACAAACTCGGAACCCAAGTTCTCCACCATTCCCACTAACGTCTGGTCATCACGGTGCAGGTCGTAGTAATAAAAATTGGCGGTATCTTCAATGCCCCGCTGCTCGCAGTATTCGGCAATCGCTTCGTCGGACATACTGAACCCGCCATACGTATTGTTAATCACAATCTTCTGCATCACACGCTCCCCTTTCGGCTAAATGCCGTTTAGTAATTACACCAAACACGCACCACAAACTCCCACTTGACACACCCAGTATAACACAAAGACTTTACAATGTCAAGTGTTTCCGAAACAGATTTTTGTTGTTTTTATGTTTAAGAACTTTTTTGCATAACTCCGCAGCGGACACTTTACATCGCTTTACTTGACAAAAATGTCAAGATTCTCTTTACAAAACAAATAAAAAACATGTTTTTTCTAAGTGGTTGACATAGTCAAGTTTCGCTTGAATTTGACAAAATTGTCAAGTTTTGGTTTACACAGTCAAGTGTTTTGTTCCCATTGTTCCCAAATAGTGAGGGTTTGTTACATTTTTTGTAACAGTAAAGAATGGCTTAACCATGCGGGTTTGAGTGGGCTTAGTGAGGTCTTGTTACATTGTTACATCAAAAAAGCACTCGCGCCCTTTTTTCTGAAAACGAGGTTGCACTTTACAATGTCAAGACTTGACTGTGTCAAGCGGAGAAAAAACGCCACTCAAGTATATTTTTATGTAACAATGTAACAAGACCTCATTAGTACCTGCTGAACCCGCGTGGTTAAGCCAAACTTTACTGTTTTGACAAATGTAACAATTGCGTTTTAATCCCTCACTAGTGCCCCTCAAAGCCGCGCCAATGCTATGTTCCCATTGTTACATTGACAAAATACTTGACACTCTGCGCTGCTGAGCCATCGACATGAGCCTGAGCCATTGCCATTCTGCTGCGGAACTGGCATCGCAGGCCAGAAACGCGAGGCGAAAAAAAGCCCCGCCGGAGCGGGGCCATGTGCTAACAGCGGTTAGCGGGTAGTCTTGGGTTGCATCTTGGCCTGTGCGACTTGCAAGGCAGCGATTGTTGCGGTTACGTCAAAATCCAGTTCGTCCCGCTTTTGCAACCATTCGATGAACGCGGCCATTTTGGTGCGCGCTTTGTCCGAGTCGGACGCCTTCGGAGTTTCTTCGCCCTCGGACTCATCATCGGCAGCGTCCGTATCGTTCGCAGTCGGCCATGCAGCGTCGCGGATTCGAGACACGTAGACTTCGGCATAGGCGTCGGCATTCTTCGCGGCCGCTTTCTTTGTTTTGATATCCTGCTTGTCTGCGTCCGAGAGTTTCTTACCGGCAGCAGTGCGCAAGTCAGGCAACACGGCAGCGATTGCGATAGCATCCTTATACTTTTGCGCCAGCCCCGCGATAACCGCCTTTTTGACAGTCGCACGGTCGGCCTCGAATGCAGCGACATCACCATAAAAGTTCCGAACATCGACGCCGGTATTGTCTACGGCTGCGTTGCCGGCCTCACACTTACTAACCGCGTTAGTGATTGCTTCGCAAAAGTCACGTTCTGCAATTTGACGGTCCGAGAGTTCAACAACAAGTTCATCGTCCGACACAACCACAACATTAGTTTGGCTCTTTGCCATGATAAATCCCCTAATCAAACCCTAGACAACCGCTAGGTCGGTAGGACGCCGTTCGTCCATGTGTTAATCATACCAGAGTCGCGCCTAATGTCAAGTTTCCACTAACGGCTGTTAGCCGATGCAGCCGCCGACCCCCACCGTACCCCGACCCCCCAGATTGGCGTTGGGACTCCGCCAGTCCACTTACCCACTGTAATGTGCACAGTCATAGAGAACTAAATTAAAACTCATACCCCCCCCCCCTCTTTACATTTACCCACACAAGCCCTCATAACCTGTCTAAACTACCCCCCACTAACATCCATAACCTCCTGCACATGGCTGATACCCACTACGAAAAATACGGCAAGCAGTACTACGAGAAGAACAAAGCTGCCTGTATAGAACGTAATCGCATCCAGCAGGAAAAGTACAAACAAGAATGGCACGACTACAAAACTTCCTTATCCTGTGCACATTGCGGCGCGTCACACCCAGCCATCTTCGACTTTCATCACATCAACCGGCACGACCCTGATAAGAAGCACGTAAATACGCTGATTAAGAACCGCTGCTACGCTCAGGCATACAAAGAAATCGAAGAGAAATGCATCGTGCTTTGTGCCAACTGTCATCGCATACACCACTACAACGAGCACGTAAATAAAAAAGACCCCCCACCCCCTTGACTCATTTGGACTTTTTGCTGTATCTTGGTTTTAGAAACACCCCCCGTGGATGGAACCACGCATTTAAAAAATGCCACTAGTAATTACCCCAGAGGTAGGCATCCCCCTACCCATCAACACTACGCCTGAAGAAATCGAAGACTTCAGGGAGAAAGCTCGCGCCCTGTGCGAAACCGTTAAAGAACTAATCAAGAACGGTGCGGACGTAGCAATTACGCCGCAAGATGAGCAAGAAGCACACGAGCTATTTACCGAACAGAAGCGTCTGAACCCCAAGAAGGTAACCCCCGGTGCAGTATTGAAGCTGGAAGCCCTTTTATCGTCGTATGACCACGAGCTTTTGAATGCAGCTACTAGGCTAAGAACGTTTGTTACGAATAGGTTGTTGGAGGAGTCTGAACATGAGGACGCGAAGATAAGGATTAGAGCGCTAGAACTGCTTGGGAAAATTAGTGATGTGGGTCTTTTCGCTGAAAAGCTGAACGTGGAAGTGAAATACAAGCGTAGCGATGACATTGAAGCTGAGATTTTGAAGAAATTGGACCGGTATATCGACGCAGAAGTCATTGAAATCAAAGAAAATCCCGTGTTAGACGTGGATTTAGACGCCGAATTGGGCCTAGACGCCACAGACGAAGAAGATTACAGCCCAGAAGACGACGAAGATGACGCCTGAACTCGCGCAAAAGCTAAAAACAGCGTTGCCGAAGATGCCGGAACACGAGCAGCAGAACATTCTGGCGTTATTAGAAGAATATGAGGGCAAAAAACAGACTGAATTAGCCCAATCCAACTTTATGGCGTTCGTACATAAGGTTTGGCCGTCATTTATCGACGGTGCACACCACAAAAAGATGGCCCAAGCGTTTGAGCGGGTAGCTAGAGGCGAGGTAAAGCGCCTTATCATCAACATGCCCCCTCGGCACACCAAGTCTGAGTTCGCTTCCTATCTTCTTCCTGCATGGTTCCTAGGCAACTTCCCCGGCAAGAAGGTTATTCAGACATCGCACACTGCAGAATTGGCAGTAGGTTTTGGTAGAAAAGTGCGGAACTTGGTGGATAGCGATATTTATAAAGAAGTCTTTCCCGGTGTAGGGCTGCGGGCTGACTCTCAAGCCGCAGGTCGTTGGAACACAAGCGCAGGCGGGGATTACTTCGCTATCGGTGTGGGCGGTGCTGTGACTGGTAAGGGCGCGGACCTGCTGATTATTGATGACCCGCACTCGGAACAAGAAGCCGCGCTGTCAGAAGTGAATCCTGAGATTTACGACAAAACCTACGAGTGGTATACTTCGGGTCCACGGCAGCGTCTGCAGCCGGGGGGTGCTATTGTCATCGTGATGACAAGGTGGTCTAAGAAAGACCTCACAGGGCAAGTAATAAAAGCCGTTGCGCAACGTAGTGGAGAAGAATGGGAAGTTATTGAATTCCCTGCAATTTTACCTTCGGGGCGACCCCTGTGGCCCCAGTTTTGGTCTCAGAAAGAACTAGAAGCTCTGAAGTCAGAACTGCCCCACGCAAAGTGGATGGCACAGTATCAGCAGGACCCTACAAGCGACGTGTCGGCCATCATCAAGCGAGAATGGTGGCAGATTTGGGAAAAAGACAACCCACCACGTTGTGAATTTACTATTCAGTCTTGGGATACGGCGTTCTTAAAAACAGAGCGTGCGGACTATTCTGCGTGTACTACGTGGGGTGTGTTCTATAAGGATGACGATACAGGAACCTCTCAGGCTAATATTATTCTTCTGAACGCATTTAAGAAGCGTATGGAGTTCCCTGAGCTTAAAGAAGTAGCCCATCAAGAATACGTAGAGTGGCAACCCGACTCGTTGATTATCGAAGCAAAGGCCGCAGGTGCGCCGCTGGTGTTTGAGCTTAGGGCGCGGGGGATACCTGTACAAGAATTTACCCCGTCAAGGGGTAATGACAAGATTGCACGACTGAATGCCGTGGCTGATATTTTTGCTTCTGGTAGAGTATGGGTGCCTAATACTAATTGGGCAGAAGAACTAGTAGAAGAAGTAGCATCGTTCCCGTCAGGCGAGCATGACGACTTGGTGGATAGCATGACCCAAGCGTTGTTGAGGTTTAGAAAGGGCGGGTTTTTAAGGCTGGCTACTGACTACGAAGATGAATTACCGAGCTTTAGAGGCTCTAAGGACAAACGCTTCTACGCGATGTAACGCAAAGGACAAACGATGGACATTCAAAAGGCTATGAACCCCGCCCCGTTTGGGATGGATGAGGAGATGGAAGAAGGGCTTATGGGGATGGAGCCTGCCATCGAGATTGAGATTGAAGACCCCGAGAGTGTGACTATTGGTATGGGAGGTCTGGAGATTACGTTGGAGCCGGAGGAAGAAGGCGAAGACGACTTTAACGCTAACCTTGCAGAAGAGATGGATGAAGGCCAGCTAACAGAACTTGCTGGTGATTTACTGGGCGATTTTGAAAATGATTTATCGTCTCGCCGTGATTGGCTTGAGACCTATGTAGACGGCCTTGAACTGCTTGGGATTAAGTTAGAAGACCGTACTGAGCCGTGGCCGGGCGCATGCGCCGTGTATCACCCCCTCCTAGCAGAAGCTTTGGTCAAGTTCCAGAGCGAGACCATCATGGATACGTTTCCTGCAGCGGGTCCGGTTAAGACCAAGATTATTGGTAAAGAGACTCCAGAAAAGATTGATGCCGCCGAGCGCGTGCGCGAGGACATGAATTACCAGCTTACGGAAGAAATGCCTGAGTATCGTCCTGAGCATGAGCGCATGCTGTGGGGTCTGGGTCTCGCTGGTAATGCCTTCAAGAAGATTTATTTTGACCCGTATCTGAACCGTCAGGCGGCTGTGTATGTGCCCGCAGAAGATATGGTTGTGCCTTACGGTGCGTCAGACCTCCGAACTGCAGAACGTGTTACACATGTGATGCGCAAGACCGAGAATGAGATTCGCAAGCTTCAGGTGGCTGGGTTCTACCGCGATGTGGACCTTGGTGCACCTACGGCTGTTCTTGACGAAGTTGAGAAGAAGATTGCCGAGAAGATGGGGTTCCAAGCTACCTCTGATGACCGGTACAAGATTCTTGAGATGCACGTTGACTTGGTCCTGCCGGGTGATGAGGACAAGGATGAGGACGGAGAAGAGACTGGCGTAGCACTGCCTTATGTTGTGACTATTGATAAGGGCACGCAGACTGTTCTCGCCATTCGCCGAAACTGGGACCCCGAGGATGACACCAAGCAGAAGCGCCAGCACTTTGTTCACTACGGCTATATCCCCGGCTTTGGCTTCTACTGTTTGGGCCTTATCCACTTGATTGGCGCGTATGCCAAGTCGGGCACGATGCTGATTCGTCAGCTTGTTGATGCGGGCACCTTGTCTAACCTGCCGGGTGGCTTCAAGTCTCGTGGCCTGCGAGTTAAGGGCGATGACACTCCGATTGCTCCGGCTGAATGGCGTGATGTCGATGTGGCTTCGGGGACTATCCGCGACAACATCCTACCGCTTCCCTACAAAGAACCCAGCCAAGTACTTATGGGGCTGATGAACCAGATTATCGAAGAAGGCCGACGCTTTGCCAGTGCCGCAGATATGAAGGTATCAGATATGTCTGCGCAAGCCCCGGTGGGTACTACTCTGGCGATTCTGGAGCGCACGCTGAAGATTATGTCGGCTGTGCAGGCTCGGATTCACTATACGATGAAGCAGGAGTTTAAGCTTCTTGCCGGAATTATCCGTGACTACGCGCCCGAGGAATACGAGTTTGACCCGGAAGTCGGCAACCGCCGCGCACGCAAGAGTGACTACGACAACGTAGAAGTTATTCCGGTAAGCGACCCTAACGCGGCAACTATGTCACAGAAGGTCGTGCAGTACCAAGCTGTGTTCCAGATGGCCCAAGCAGCACCCAATATCTACGACATGAAAGAACTTAATCGGCAGATGTGTGAAGTGCTGGGTGTTAAGAACGTAAACAAGCTTATTCCGCGCTCTGATGAGATGAAGCCGAAGGACCCTGTCACAGAGAACATGAACTTCCTGAACAACGTACCTAACAAGGCGTTTATCTATCAAGACCACGAGGCACACATCACTACGCACATGGCGTTCATGACTGACCCGAAGCTTGCCGCTTTAGTTGGACAGTCGCCTAATGCACAACAGATTCAAGCCGCAATTCAGGCGCATATTGCCGAGCATCTAGCGTTTGAGTATCGCAAGCAGATTGAAGAACAGCTTGGTGTTCCGTTGCCCAAGCCCGACGAAGAATTGCCAGAAGATGTTGAGGTTGACCTGTCGCGTCTGGTCGCCGCTGCCGCTGGGAAACTTAACCAGAAGAATGCTGCAGAACAACAGGCGCAACAAAACGCACAGCAAGCCCAAGACCCGCTCGTGATGATTCAACAGAAAGAACTCCAGATTAAGGAGCGCGAGCAGATGATGAAGGAACAAAAGGCGATGGCTGATGTACAGCTTGAGCAGCAGCGCCTTGAGCTTGAGCGTATGCGGATTGAATCGCAAGAACGGTCCAGCATGGCAAAGATTGAGTCTGAAGAAATGAAGACCGGCGCCAAGCTCGGTATGGAAGCAGCAGTTAGAAACAAACAGATTGATAAGCAGCAAGAAACCGAAGGTGCTCGTATGGGTATAGATATGGTTAAGACTACCCAGCAGCTTCAGCAACAACGGGAACAATCAACAAGGCAAAAGCCGCAGGCTAAGGAATAAAAATGAATGACACGCTTGATTATCTGGTTCAAAAAATCGGAGAAGAGCGCAACAACATCGCAGAGTGCTTGGTTAATGGCAACCTAGAAGACTTTGCGCAGTATCAGTTTTTGTGTGGACAAGCCCGAGGTCTCTTGGCTGCACAGGTAATTATCCAAGACCTTGCATCTCAACTGGAGCATTCCGATGACTGAAGAAGTCACGCAAGAAAAGCCGTCACAACTGCCGGAACCGAAAGGCTACCGAATCCTTTGTGCTGTACCTGATGTTGGCGATACCTATGAAAGCGGATTAGTAAAGGCCGATAAGACTAAAGAGATTGAATCTACGTCTACCGTAGTTCTGTTTGTCTTAAAAATGGGCGACCAATGTTACAAGGACCCACAGCGCTTCCCCACTGGACCTTGGTGTAAGGAGGGAGACTTTGTCCTGTGTCGTGCGTATGTTGGTACTCGCATCAAGATTCATGGCCGTGAGTTCCGTCTGATTAACGATGACACAGTTGAGGCAGTCGTTGACGACCCACGCGGTTACAGCCGTGCATAAGGAGTAGATGATGGCAGAGCAGGAAAATAACATGGAAATGGTTGAGTTTCAGTTTCCAGACGAAGCGCAAGAACAAGAGACTCAAGAACAACAAGTAGAAGCCGCTGAAAGCGACTTTGAAGTTGAGGATGATACTCCCGAGCAAGACCGTGGGCGAGAGCCTTTACCGGAAAATGTGGTAAAGGAACTTGAAGAAGACGAGCTTAATGATTACTCCGAGCGCGTCCGTACCCGTATGGCCCAGCTTAAAAAGGTTTGGCATGATGAACGCCGAGCCAAGGAAGCTACCCTACGCGAACGTGAAGAAGCCCTTCGTGTCGCTCAACAAATCATCGAAGAAAACAAGCGCCTTAAGGCCACGCTTTCTTCCGGCGAAGAAATGCTCATGCAGTCTATGCGCGAAGCCGCCGAGCGCGAGTTTGATATCGCCAAGCGGGAGTATAAGGAAGCCTATGACGCCGGCGATACCGAGCGCGTTATTGAAGCGCAACAACGGTTAACAAATGCTCAGTTTCGAGTACAACAAGCAACCGGATACCGCCCGCAATTTAGCGCACAAAAAGCTTTACAAGAGCAAACCGCTCAAGTATATACAGAACCAGAACGGCCCCAAATTTCTCGGCCCGATACTAAAGCAGTTGCATGGCAAGACCGCAACCCTTGGTTCGGAACCGACGAAGAAATGACCAGCTTGGCTTTGGGGCTGCATGAGAAGCTGGTAAAAAGTGGCGTAGACCCTAGGTCTGATGACTACTACAGCCGCATTGATAACACAATGCGCAAGAGATTCCCCGAGTATTTCGGGGGTACGCAGGAGCAGGCAAAACCTACCCCTCGCGCAAAGCCAGCCACGGTTGTTGCACCGGCCACGCGAAGCACCGCGCCTAAGAAAATCGTGCTGACCAAGACGCAGGTTAATCTTGCTAAAAGGCTTGGAATTACACCGGAGCAATATGCTCGTGAACTGATGAAGGAGAACGCAAATGGCTGAAAATAGACTGTCCCGTGAATTAGAGACTTCTGAATCTATTAAGCGTCCTGAAGCTTGGACGCCCCCGGAGCTTTTACCGTCTTTTGAAAAGAAGCCGGGCTGGGCATATCGGTGGATTCGCACTAGCATGGTTGGTCAAGCAGACAATCGCAACGTCTCCTCTAAACTGCGTGAAGGATGGGAGCCGGTAAAACTGGAAGACCACCCCGAAATGCGTTTTTATGTAGACCCCAATAGCCAGTTCAAGGACTCGGTGGAAATTGGCGGACTTCTACTTTGCAAGACCCCTGAAGAGTTTGTTAGCCAACGTAATTCGTATTATTTGAATCAGGCGCAAGCTCAAACGGACGCAGTGGACAATAGTCTCATGAGGGAGAGTGATGCACGTATGCCTCTCTTTAAGGAACGCAAGTCTTCTACGTCTTTTGGTAAAGGTAAATCTTAACTAGGAGCTAAATATGGCTTACCCGACTGTTGATAAGCCCTACGGGCTGCAACCGATTAATCTAATCGGCGGTCAGGTGTTCGCGGGTTCGACCCGTATGTTTCCGATTGCCAGCGGCTACAACACGGACCTGTTCTATGGTCAAGTTGTGCAACTGACGACGGACGGCACCATTATCGTCAATCCCACCACCACCGGTACCTCGCCTCTGGCCGGCATCGTCGGTGTTTTCCTCGGCGTTGAGTACACCAACCCGAGCACCAAGCAAAAGCTGCGTGCCCAATACTGGCCCGCCGGTACCGTTGCTGCTGACGCTGTTGCGTACGTTTGCGATGACCCGGATGCAATTTTCAAGGCTGTTATTTGCAACACCGGTCAAACCGTTGCTGCTCTCGGCCAATGGGCTGTTGGTAAGAATGCTGCTCTCGTCCAGAACGGTGGCTCGACCACTACTGGTGATGCTCTTGTTGCTGTTGGTGGTCAAGCTCCGGCTGCTACTAACACCATCATGCGTATCATGGGCATCGTTCCGGAGTCGGCTCAAACCACGACCTCGGTTGGTTCGACCAGCGGTTCTAGCACCACCGTTACCCTGACTGCTGCTAACTCGGCTATCAAGCCGTACATGAGCGTCAGCGGCACCGGTATCGCTGCTGGTACCTACGTCTCGGCCATCTCTGGTACGACGCTGACCCTGTCGGTTGCTGCTAACCTCACGTCGGTTACGCTGACCTTCGCCGGTTCGCCGGAAGTTTTGGTCAAGTTCAACCATGGTTGGCATTCGTACTACAACTCGACCGGCGCTGCCGTTGCTACCTAATAGGAGTTAATCATGGCAATTTCTCGTGCCCAGCTACTTAAGGAACTCCTGCCCGGCCTGAACGCGCTGTTCGGTATG